TATCTGCAAAAGTGATTTCACACCATAACCATTCGTTGGGAGTAATATATTTTTCAAAATACTCTTTACTTTCACTATAATCATGTGCCATGATAAAATCACCAGGCTTGAGCAAATCTGCTAACAAATTAACTTCATTAATTTTATTACCGCCGTCACACATCAATACAGTAGTGCCAGGGTTTTGAATAGCATTTTTGATTTCATCATAATTACTTTCTCTAATACTGGTATAATTATCACTGAACAAATTACAACAACGTACAATAATGCCATCATCTCTTAATTGTTGATATTGTCCTAAATTAATCACATCATAAGTAGTATAAGAATACTGATAATTCAATCCTTTTAAGATATTATTAAGCGCCAATGATGCGCCGCCCTGTCCAGTACCAATTTCCACAACGTTCACAGGCTTTACTTGTGAAAAAAACTTTTCAAAAACAGGTATAAAATTTCTATGCTGCTGGCCAATCAAACCATATAAACTCAGATTCCAATCCATCTTTAATCCTTTATAATTTAAGTTAAGCTGCTGGTGCAGCAGGTTCGGCTCCATACATACTTTGTACAAATGTAAGTTCTTCTTCCATTTCTAAAATATGCGCTTCCGAGCTCTTCCTTAAATCATTTATCTGTTTTAAAGTTAGTCTAGTTTTTCTTGTGTCACTACGCAAGAGTTCATCAATATCCCGTGCTGAATCAAACCTAAAGTCATTACTGACTTTCTGTGTTTCAGGATTGAGATAGAATAATTCTCTTAGGATCATATATCTATTTATTAAACTGGAGGTGCTCCGCCTGCACCTGCTGTCATGCCCATGCCAGTGTCAATACCTGGAGGCATACCACCAGCAGCTTGTGTCATATCTTCTGGAGCACTAGTATCACTGTTTAATTCTAAATCACTATCAATGCCAGCTGCACTGACACCTGCACTACGTAATTCACCACTGGCATCTGTGCCAGTAATGTTACTCATGCCCTTCTCCTGCTTCCACAAGTTTTCGTTTTCTGCCATCTCTTCTTCGCTTAATCCTAAGAATCTTTTCAAGGCAAACCGCTTACTGATATAAGGCACAGCCTGTATGGTATTGAATGTGTTAATTCTTTGACCATCTACTTCAGCTTGACGATAACTGGCAAAGTTCTGTGGCGGCTGAAAACGTATCTCAAACAAACTACTGTCAATATTGATACCCTTGCCATGCAAATAACGCTTGAATTCCTGATCAAATACACTGGTCAACAAGGTCTGTAAACGTATACAATAATTATTGAATCGTAATTCTTGAATATAAGCAGTACCTACTCTACCATCATTATATTGTGCTTGACTGTCATCTGCCCCAGTAGGCAAATAACTAGACGGTATTCTTAATGCTCTAAATAACTTGTTAGTAAAGTATTTAAGATCATCAATCTCACCTAAATTTGTACCACCTGCTAATGTTTCAACTTTACTGCCTCTACCACCTTCTGTCTGAGGGAAGAAATAATCTTCACTGATGCTTAATGGATTATATGCACTGTCAATAACGTTCATACCACCGCCACTTTGGCTAGGAATACGACGTTGATGTATCTCATTTTTAACACGTTCCACAAAGGCCATGGCCATATGACTGGGCATATTACCTACATCAACATAAAATATTCTACGCTCTGGTGCTCTTTGTATACGATAGATTAGAATAGCATCTTCTAATAATTCTTTTTGTTTGTATACTTTAAATACTTGCTCTAACAAACTATTGCCAAATGGATAGTTGTTATCAAGCCCTTCACTTAAACTTAAATGCACTACATGGGCAGCATCAATAGACATTTCATTTTCACCAATATGAAATCTATCTCCATATTGAGTTGGATAAGCGCCTGTTGCTCCTCTGGTTAATCCTCCTCCTGCCACATAATTACTACCTCTATTATTAGTCTGTTGTGGGCTGGTTTGAATTTGTGTGGCCACTAGATTTTGAAAATTAGGTGCTAGATCACGCACCACATATTGCTCAGGTTTCTTACCTTCACTTTCATTTACAATTACCTTGACTAATTTACTGGGATCTATATAAAACCATTTTTGTGTTTCTGGATCTCTAATAAAAAATGCATCACCATACTTGAAAGTATTGCGTACTATACGAAAAAATCTTGTGTCAAACTGCTGTACTTTAAACCATTGTTGCACATATTCTCTTAGAACTCGTATCTCAGAATTAGTAGCTTTATCTTTAAAACTGAGATGAAAGGTTGTGTTATTTTCTTTATTTTTCTGTGTGCAAAATTCTGCTAGAATATCCAGTGCTGCATTGATTTCTGGATCCATATCCATAGTATCATATTGCATGTAACGTTCTATTCTATTGGGACTGCCTACATAGATATCTGGCAAGTAGCTGCTATAATTACTACGTGCAGGGCCTGCTTTATTACCATTGCCCATAGGACTACTGGTGCCAGAAAGATTATTGGTACTGGGGGCAGGTGTAAAATATCTACGCCAACTCATCAATGCGCTCCTATTAGGTTTCCACCAGCTGCCGATGCAACTCCCTTAGTAGCTTTAATTTGATCTCTCAACAATGAACCATTTGTATTGTTTACTGCAATTAGTTTTTCCATAGCAGTATTTAATTTTTCTAAGGTTTTTACCACGTCGTCTAGGCTTTTTGATTCGCTCTTTTGACCAGATTTAGCATCACCTCCTTTACCAGCATCTGCGGCTGTGTTAGCACCTGCTGCTTTTTTAGATTCCTCTGCTTGTCTTTTAAATTTGGCATTTTCTCTAGCGTCATCTGGATTTTCTACTTTAGGTAAAGCTTTCTCATCTTTTTTAGGTGCAGCCATTATTGGCATACCATTTGGTCCAATTTTAGTCACACTGCCAAATGATATTTTGGATCTATCTAATGTATCTTTAGGTTGTTCAGCAGCAGGTGGTTGGCTTGAAGCTTGTTCACTATATTTGGGACCAAGATCCATGTTTTCCAGCATCTGCCCACCAATGGCTTCATCAACACCACCAAACTCATCTGGCACATTACTATTAATATCTTCACTGACTTGTGTTAATGAATCACTGAAATCAGTGCTTGAATCCTCCACAGTGCCAATTAAATCACCCATTGACTCATCAACTACCTTGGCTAGATTCTCATTGGCTTCCTTTAATTCTTGTGCTGCCATTTCATACTTGTCTAAGAAATCTTCATCATCCACACTAAGACTAGCCAGTTTTTCTTGCGCCTCTTTCTGTTTTGCTATAGCTTTATCTATATTATCCTGAGCCTCAATAGATTTCATTTGAGCATCAGTGGCACCTGTACTTGGTACTGAACTATCAATGTCTTCACTGACTTGTTCACTATATTTGGGTCCAAGATCCATATTCTCTAACATCTGCCCGCCAATAGCTTCATCTACTCCAGAAAATTCATTAATATCTTCACTAACTTGTGTTAATGAATCACTAAAATCAGTGCCTGAATCTTCTACAGTACCAATTAAATTGCTCATTGACTCATCAACTACTTTGGCCAAATTCTCATTGGCCTCATTTAGTTCTTGAGCTAATATCTCATATTGTTCAGCTGCATCCTCTTCACTGGCACCCATTAACAAATCATTTAACTTCTGCTGTGCTTCTTTTTGTCTCTCTATGGCCTTGTCTATGTTATCCTGCGCCTCTGCTGCTTTCATTTGAGAATCAGTAGCACCTGCACTAGTTGGTACAATCTCGTCAATGTCTTCACCAATTTTATCTTTGTCAACGTAAGTAAATTTGGCCTGTGCTTCAGTTTCAAGTCTTGCTATGTCAGCTTCTTCGTAGGCTATGGCATCTGCTTCGGCTTTATCTTGCAATGCAATTCTTTCTTTTAATAAGTCTTTACCTTTTTCAATGTCCTTAACTGGCAAAGCATCTGCCATATCTTTGGCAATTTTTTTAGAATTATCTTCTACAAGTTTGACCCGTTCCCCATCTTGTATAATATATAATTCTAGACCTCGTTTTTCAGCAGTTGTTTTCTGTTTAATTAACCTTTCTAATACCTTATTTTCATCCGCCATTTCAGCATTTGCTTTGCTAACGGCTTTTAATTTTGCTTCATTTTCTGCATCTATAGCATTAACTTGAGCCTGTTCACTTTCTGTTAGAGCACGTCCTTCTTTTTTAGCTAATGCCTCTATGGCATCAGCTTTTGCATCCAACGCCCTCATTTCCTCTAAGGTTGATTTTTGTTGTTTTTGATTTGCTTCTAATTTTGCTTTGGTGTCATCTAATGTTAGCTTGGCCATCTCGCCATGCATTTTCTTTTGCTCAGCAGTTAAGCCAAAATTGTATAAAGTATATGTCTGGGATACTTTTAGCTTTTCTTTTTCAGCATTACCGTAAATATTTGCCTGCTCATTGATAGCTTCTTGCGTTTTTTTAGTTACTCCCTGTTTTGTTGCTAGTTCTGATGCAGCAGCTTCGTCAAGATCTTTGCTCATTTGTGCCTGAACAGCTTTCATACGTTCCCTTAATGCGACTTTTTCATCTAAGTCATCATCACTCGAGACTGTTACTTTAGGCGGTTGATTAGCACGACCCATGTCAAAGCCAGGAGGTAACCCGCCCATACCACCTTCACCACCTTTAGCTTTGGCTAAATTGGCTTTGGACATCTCCATCAGTTTGGCTAACTGTGGATTAGCTTCCATATGCTTATTAAAATCTTCCTTGCTAACTTCCTTACCATTAAGCTTAAAAGATTCAGAACTATTAGATGGAGTTGAATCTGCTTTAGGTTGAGCTGCTGGGCCAGCACTAGGAATCAATCCGCCCATATTTCCTACATCACCTTTAGCTTTGGCTAAATTGGCTTTGGACATCTCCATCAGTTTGGCCAACTGTGGATTAGCTTCCATATGCTGATCAAATTCTTTTTTATCTACTTCCTTACCATTGATCTTATAGGATTCTGAACTGTTAGGATTTTTAACCTCAGCTGGCTTCTCAACTGGTGCAGCAATTGGTGCAGTAACTACAGGAGCTGTATCCTTAGCTTCTTCTTTTTTAGGCTCTACTTTGGTCTCTTCTTTTTTAGGCTCTACTTTGGTCTCTTCTTTTTTAGGCTCTACTTTGGTCTCTTCTTTTTTCTCTGCTGGCTTCGCTTCTTCTTTTTTGAGACCTGGTATTTCAATTTTTGCTCCAGCAAAAATCTTATTTGGATCCTTAATTTGCGGATTGGCTTTCATTATATCTGCAATGGACACACCAGCAGCTTTGGCTATCTTGCTTAAATTATCACCTGCTTTAATTGTATAAGCTTCTACTTTGGCCTCTGCTTTTTTACTTTCAGCCTCTGCTGACTTAGCTGACGTATCCTTATTTGACTGAATTGTTGCAGCAGCTATTTTTTCTTGCGCTTCCTTTGAAAGCTCTTTAGCATTTAAAAAATGCTCTTTAAATAATTGTCCTAACCCAGCGGCTTCAGCTTTTTGATACTCCTCTGCAATTTTCTTTTTATATTCAGCAGCATCCTTCTCGCTCATATTACGAGTGTTTAATAACATTTTTTCTTGAAATGCTGTATCAGCTTGTGTTTTGTTATCCTCTTTTTTAGGCTCTACTTTAGTCTCTGCTGGTTTCTCTGCTGGTTTCTCTGCTGGTTTCTCTGCTGGTGCTGGTTGAGTTTGAACTGGAGTGAGCTTTTTTAATTCTGTAATTTCTTTTGGCCAGTTAGATACTTCTACCTTACTGACTGTGGTCTTAATATCTGTAAGTACTTTATTAAGATCGATCCCTGGCATCTTACCTGCATCAGCTTTGGGCATATTTTTAACAGCATCACCAAACCCGCCAGTCATACCTTTGATATCAATTCTAGGCATCTTATCAGCACTACCAAGCCCACCAGTCATGCCTTTGATATCAAATTTTGATTTAGAACTTTCTGATAATTGTTGGGCTAATTTCTTAGTAGAATCAGGATCTAATACAGTTTCATCTTTGTGAATTTTAACTAGGGCATCCATGGGTTCAATAGGACTACCAGTTTTTTCTAAAGTGCCGCCGTCTCTAGTTCCCACAGCCCTATTAACAACTCCAACCCCTTTAGCAATACCGTATGTTGGTAGTTCAGCTGTTGTTGGGGTACGGCCAGTTTTAGCAGCCTCAAAACCTCCTTTGCCTGCCGCTTCCCCTGCATTAATAAATTTTTTAAGTGTACCACTTGCACCAAGAGCATTTTCATTTAAAGATTTTAATGCAGGACTAGCCTCTTTGACTATAGGTTGAATCAACCCGCTCATTATTGCTGATTCAGTATCCTTCATTCTTTGCTCAAAATTCAAAACTGCTTTAGTTGATTCATCAGTAGCTTTTTGGCTTTCTTTAGCAGTCTTTAAATATTCTCTAGTAGCCTCAGTCTCACTTACTGGTCTACCTAACTTTTTCTCCATGTCCTTTCGAGTTTTTTCAATGCCATCAGCGTAAACTTGTCGAGCAGCAGCATCTTTTGCAAATGCTGCACCAACATCTGATAATCCAGATTGCACTATCATTTGATTTTGAGCAGAATTATTCCTTAATTTGGCACCTTCTTCCATGGCCTCCTCGGATCTTTTCTTAGCTGCCTCAAAATTTCCTTTGGAAGCTTCCTTGGCCTGTTCTGATGTGGCTATGGCTGATTTACCACCAGCAACTACTTGTCCTATTGCTTCTTTGGTTACCGCAGTACCATATAAAAAAGTCTCTTTAAATAATTGGCCTTGACCTCGAGCATTGGCTTCGGCATACTGCTGATCCATCTTTAATTTGTACGCAGCAGCGTCCTTATCACTCATGTTTGCTGTTTCTATACGTAACTTAGCTTGATAAGCTTGGTCGGCTGCTAATTTTTTCTGAGCATCCATCTGCTCTTCGCGACTCTTACCAGTTAATTTGGCCATGAGATCCATTTCTCTGGCCATGTCACTTGTGGCTTTAATGGCCAAATCGTCTCTTTCTTTACCAGATGCCATACTGGTGCCAATAGCACCCATCTGTAATGCTAGTAATTCATTTAGATCCTTATTGGCATAACCCAAATTACGTAGCCCATCTACAGTTTGGGCATTTTCATCAAACATCATCTTGCTGGCTTTGGCAAATTCCTTAGCACCCTTGTCAAGACTACCGCCAAACCCTGCTAGACTGGCTTTATTTTGAATAACAATATCATTAAACTCGCCTAGATCCATTCTAGCGCCTTTAGCGGCGGTCTGCATGTCTATGATACTGTTACCGAAACTTACGCCAGTTTTACTGAGATTTTGCCATGCTCCCATGCCGGCATTGATATCTTTAGCCACTTGTAAAAATGCATTGCCAGCTTCTCTAAGTGGCGGAGGCAACTTTTGTATAGCATCTGTAACAGCACCTGTGGCAGCATTAACAGCAGCACTGGATGCATCAGAACCACCACCGCCACCTCGACTACCACCGCCGCCGCCACCACTACTAGTACTTGACTTCTGTTTAAGTGACTGCCTTAGTAACTCATTATTTTCCGCTAATAGTTCTTCAACAGATTTTGACATTATACCTTACCTTTGAATTTTTCCCATTGATCCACAAACCCAGTAGGATAGTCAAACACTTCTTGATTAGGCATCCATCGAGGATATATGGCTCCAGGTCTTTTAGGGATTTTGTCTAAAGGATTACCTTTTCCATCTTGAATCGACACTGCTATGTCAGCTTTAACTTGAGGAATGCCATAAAAATCTGTGTCTATTCTTAAATACCCATCTTTGTCAGTGGCAACAATATCCCCTATTCTAGGACCTTTATTAGATGTAAAAGATCCATTAGCGCCATGCAACAATCCATGTGAACTTTTAGGGTCCGTGGGTATTGTCATATCTTTCTTAAGCTTATCTATTGGTTTACCCATTATTTCTTTAACACCGATTGCTGACAACCCTTCAGCGCCAAGGGATACAACTTCATTCCACCCCTCAGTTACTGACCATCCAATTATGGAATATAATGTTTTTTTAATAAGACTTGTTAAAAAATCATTGCTTTTTTCAAACCATAGTAAGGTAAGTGCCGGAGACAAGGTAAGAGCATATTTGATTATGCCCACAATACCAGCTGCTGGCCATCCAACAATTGGAATAAATCTAAGCAAAATTTGTAAACCACCAAGTATTTTTTGAAAGCCGCCTCTAGACCAAGCCAATACCACTGATACTGCAACCTTACCCACAAGTTGCTCTATTTGTTCATAGTATTTGGTCTGTGCATCTTCAACCGATGCACTACCACTGAACATATTGTTTTTATCTACAGCACCATTAGATTTTTTAAATTGATTAAAATCACTATTGAGTTTTTCTTTTTGTTTGATAAAATCATAGATGAAATACAGGCCACCGATGAACTGAAAAAACTTTAATAACGTTGATCCGCCTTTAATTTTACCAAAGTACTTTTGCTCAATACTCATATTTCCAGCTAACACTGGATTTTTTTGAGCAAAAGTTGGGGCTTCACTGACGATTTCTATGACTCTCATAAGTTTATTTAGTTACCAAAATACGATAAATTTTTAATCCACCCATTTTATGCTAGTATAAATATTCAAAATTACTGGAACTATAACTATGAACAACCCCCTACAAAAATTCTTTAGACAACCTAAAATTTATATTAGCTTGCCCAGTAAAGGCCTCTATTATGAACCAGGAGCCTTGCAAGGCGACTATACTAAGATGCCTATATTGGCCATGACCGGCATTGATGAAATCATACTTAAAACACCTGATGCACTATTCAACGGCGAGTCAACTGTTAAAATTATAGAAAGCTGTTGTCCTTATATTAAGGACGCTAAAAATATTCCAGTTATTGACGTTGATGCCATATTGGCTGCAATTAAAATTGCCACGTTTGGCAACACTGCCACAGTGAGTAAAACTTGTGCTAATTGTGGCACTGATAATGATTATGAACTGCCATTAAACAGTATTATTGATTACTTTGATAAATTAAAATTTAACAATAAAATTGTTTTAGATAATCAATTAGAAATCAGTATTAGACCTTTAAAGTACAGCGAAATGAGCTATTTTAGCATGGAGAATTTTAAACTACAAAAAACTCTTAATCAATCTGCTGAAATGGATGAAGAAAATAGAAAAAATAAAATTAATGAAATCTATGTTAGACTTAGCGAACTACAATTAGAATTACTAACTCTAACTGTGGAAACAGTCACAGTTGAAAACACCGTAGTCAATGAAAAAGAATACATTGGTGAATGGTTGAAAAACGTTGAAAGATCAGTGTTTAGCACTATTAAGAAAAAAATAGAGGAAAATAAGGATGTATGGGAAATCCCAACAACCCCTGTTAAATGTGCAGAATGTGGCACTGATAACACTGTACAATTAAGTCTAGATCAATCAAGTTTTTTCGCATAAGGCTTCTTTATTCCTCAAACTCTGACATTGAACAATACATAAATCAATTAGAAAAAGATGCTTTAGAGTTCAAAGAAGACCTATATAAAATAGCTTGGTATATGAGAGGTGGTGTGTTAGCCAATGACCTGCTATACATTTATAGCTATGAGGATAGAAAACTCATGTATAAGATTATCAAAGACAATATTGAAACAACTAATAAAACAGGTATGCCACTAATGTAATTATTTGAGAGTGAGCAAGCTCACTCTGTTTTAAGACTCACGTCTTAAAACATTTTTCTTCAGCGAAGCTTTTTAATATTATGCAGATTGTGTGGACGTACTTCTCCCGTTGCCGGGAGAACGAAAGACATTATGCGAGTTGCTTAGTCCGATACTATATTAGGGCATTGCAGAGGCGGTCATCCTGTACCTCGAGCCCAGTCTTCTATACGACGGGAAATAATTAAACAAATATAGTCTTGCCTAACTACTTTGGGGTTGTATCTTTTTCATCAGAGCCCCTTCTTTTAGCCTGTTAATCCTTTTCAAACAACCAAATAGCGGCATTTTGCTATCCTCATCCTTGCGGGTAGTGGTTGAGTCCTCCTAACGGCTGGAGTTTTTCATCCCTGTGACACGCATGTCCAGGTATAGAATCGCATGAAATTAGCCTGCGCCAGCTTTAACCGTTTAACTGTTTGCCTATGATGTGTTTGCCGTGAACTCTGACCTGAATATGCCCGTTGTAGTAATCGTTACTTTCTAATACACGCCTTGAAAATTGTTCTCTTGCCTCAATATAACTACATTCACTTTTGGTTTTACAAAAGTAAAGTATGTCGCGCCTAAAATTTTCTTTGCCTAATGTTACTACGTCTTTGTTGAGCTCGTCGTTGGAGCCATAATATTCTTGCCAGTCACTTTCTATTTTGCCTCGAATTCGTTTTCTTTTCTTTGTGCCGTTTTTCAGCTTAACAACCTTATAGGTGGTTTTGGCGAACTTGGCGAGTTTTTTG